CTGGACCGACAGCGTGTACGCCGTCTGCGCATTCGACCGCACGCCGACCATCGTAATGCTCGGCGTGTTGCCCGCACCGAAGTCGTAGCTGATATTGCCGTTGGGGCTCGTCTGCGTGCAGGCCGTGGCAAAGTCGTCATCAAACGCGAACGACGCAGTACCCCCTGCCGACGACGCTGCCGTTCCGCCCAACTGCCGCAGCATCGTCCGCCGATAGACGCCGACCACATCCACGGTCCCAGGGGGCAGGCTGTAGTCCGTCTGGCCCTCAAGAAGCGTCAGCGCCTCCTGCTCCAACGTCCACAGGTTCAACTGGTTGTTCGCCATGTCGGCGAGCGTGAGGTTGAGGCTCCGCAGCGCCGAGGTCTGATGGTTCTGGTTCTGGCGGGGACCGAAAATGCCGCACCTCTCCAGCGCCTCGGCAATCATGTCCGTGACGGTGAAGGTATCCCCGAACCTGTAGGTGCCCGAGCTTGCCATCAGCACTTCCACCTACGACGGGCAGCCAGACCGCGCTCGCCCTTCCAGCCTGCCGAGCGGGCGCAGAAGGACTTCTTGCGTCCGGCGTCGGCCTTGGTCTTGGGATTCGGTGCCGGCGCCTTGAGGTTGGACCCCGTGCGGCGGTTGATCGCGGCGCGGCCCTTGGCAGTCAGCCCGGCACCCTTCGACGCCGGGAGCTTGTAGCCGCCCGACACCGTAATCCCGCGCATCTCGTTGGTCTTGCCGCGAGCCATCTAGTTCGTCCTTCGCCGCAAATCGTAGGGTTCGGCAAGTTGGTAGAAGGGGTAGGCTTGCGTAACCGTTGGGCCTCCAAGTCGGAACTGTGCATTGTCTACGGGCGGCGGCGTATTGGCAATTTGAAAAGCGTCGTTTTGAAACGCCGTCGGCAAGAAAGCGGTGGGGCCTGGCACTAGACACTCCCGACAAATACGGCCTGATCTTCGTCAATGCGTCGATAGATAAAACCGCTGAACACACGCTCGGTCCCGATTTCCCATCCGGTGCCGTCCACAACCGTCCCGCCAAGTTCTCCCGCAGAAAGGTTGACCATCGGACTTACTCGAAATAGCCGTTGACGAAGAACGTGCCGCGCAAGACCTGCGAAGCCGTCGCCGTGCCGAGCGGAACGCGGACGATGCCGTTGACGCGCGTGCCGGGGGCAACAATCACGGGGGCGTCAAGGTTCATGTCGATAGCCGTGGCCTGCGCGCCGATTGCCGCACCGACAACCAACGACTGGATGCCGAGCGGAATACGGCGATAGGCACGAGTGCCCGCCGTCAAGCTGTCCGCCGTCGCCAAGTTTGCCGCCGTACCGCCGACGCCGAGCGCCCAGAACAGCGTTGTGGGGGTCGTGGCAACCGCAGCGCCCGTGTTAAGCGCGTCAATGCGGACCCCGCGAATGACGAGAGTTTTGCCGGGCTGCGTGACCGAGCCAGCAGGGACTAGGTACGTGAAAATCACATAGTCTGTTTCGGCACCAGCCGGGGCGGCAAACTGCCACAGACCGCCAAGCGTGGTTAGAGTGTTTGCGCCTGCGCCGTTGTTTGCCAGCGTGATCGATGCGGGGGCTGCGGAGTTGGCCCAAGTCGCGGCCTGCGCTGCCGCAGCCCCCGGCGGCGTCTGGTGCGCGCCCTGCTCCATACCCGCCATCTGCGTGGCCCACAAGCGGTTGGTCGCCATGTCGCCCATGGCAATGCCGACTTCCGCAATGCCGAGGCGCTTGGCCGGGCTGGCGGTGCCGGAGTTGAACAGGCGCGCGACGAATGGGAGCGCTTCCGATTGCACGACGCCATGACCGGTATAGGACGTGACGGCAGTTAGGCGCGCGCGGAATACGCCGTCGATCCAGAACTCGACGTCCTCGTCGTTGATGACGATCAAGTATTCGCCGCGCTCGTTGTCGGCAACTTTCGTCAGGCCGTCGGTCGTCGTTTCGACGCCGTTGTTGTTCATCACGCCGACAAGCGTTCCGGAGAGCGTCCAGCGGAAAAACACGCCGTCGGTCGGGGCAACCGTGGTCGTCGCAAATCCAAGGCCAACGTCGCACTGAGCGTTGAGCGCCGTCTGGTTGATGCCGATAGCCGAGAAATAGAGATAGCTCGGAGCCGCCGAGAGAATGGGGAACGTTCGATAGGTACGCAAAACAACGTGGTTACCTGTCGCCGTCGCAGAGCCCGCGTTGAGGTTCAACAGGCCGCCCGCTTGCGTGATTGTCATCGTGGAAGTGATGACCTGATAGGCAGATGCGTTGATTGTCGTATACTGGAACGCATCCTGCCAAAGCGCGGTATCCGTGCCGACGCGCTGGCGAAAGTCGCTCGAAACGTCAAATTCGCGACGAATGCCGCCAGCAACGACAGAACCTTCATCGACAAGGCCCATGCCAGCGACATATCCGGCTTCCGCCTTTGTCGCCTCGCTTGAGACGACCAGCGCGACCTCGCCGCCGATACCCGCCTTTGCATCCGGCAATAAGCCCGAAGCGCCACCACGGAGAACGACTGACATTCTCTAAAGCCCCGCTGCGTTAAAATTGTAGCGGCCCCAAGTGCCAGAAGGCGCATGGACCGTGAGTGTGAAACCAACGCCCGCCGTCAGGTCGGTAACGCTAGCGATCAAACCTTCAAGAAGCGCATCTTCCGCGTCGTGGTCCGCACTCGCCGCGCCGGGGGAAACCACGATAATTGACGACGCTGTTACCCAAGTCGCCGCGACGGAAACCGACGCATCGCCGTTGCCCTCAGTCGTGCCGAAGTTAACTTGTCCAGACGCCGCCTCAAGCGCCCCATCGTGCGTGTCGTTCCAGTTTGACGGCTGGACAATCGTTGGATCGCCGCTGTCTACGATCGCCGAAACGAATTTGTGAGTAACGGCCATGACATCACCCCGCCATAGCGGCTTTCAGCGCGGCCAGCTTGGACTTAAACTCCGACTCGGCCGCAAGCGCCGCTTTTTCAGCAGCACGCGCCGCGCCTTCCCTATCTGCGGCAGCCTGCAAAGCGGCAGTTATTTTGGCTTCGCCCGCAGACACGTTGGCCTCTCGATCGGCAAATGCCGCATCGACTTGCGCAGAAAGATCTGCAACGCGCTTTTCCAGCGCCTCAACAGAAGCATTTATTTCGGCGACACGCTTTTCGGCGGCGCGCTTCGACTCCAGCGCCCTGTCAGCTTGCGCTTGAGCCGTAGCGGCAATTTCGGATGCCTGCGCCTGCGCCCTTGCAATGATGTCGTTTGCCTGCTTTGTCGAATTTTCGATGCTGGCTTTGGCGGCAGAGACCTCCGCATCCATTTCGGATCGGACAGCCGCAGCTTTCGCTTCCGCGTCGTCAACGATCTTTTTGGCATATGCCGCAATCTTTGCCACCTCATCCGGCGACGACAGCGCACGGAGAATGGCATCGCTGAGATTGAACGGCTGCGGCGCAACCGCCGTGCCTGCAATGGCTGCCGTCATGTCACACCTGCCTGCGTGATGGTGATTTCCGCAGAAGCGTTGGACGCCGAACTGTTGACAACGCCGCGAATGAACCGCACGGGAAACGCATAGTTTGAAGATAGATTGCTCGTCACCGAACTAAGCGTCGGATGGTTCAGCCACACAATGCTCTGCGGGTTGCCAGCCGCCGCCAAAAGCGCATTGATGTCAGTTGGCGTATCTTGGATCGACCATGTGACCGTTCCAGAAATTGTGCCGTACAGCGCAAAGTTTGCCGGCGTGAGGTTTGTGGACGCTGTAAACGGGCGCGTGCTTCCGGTCGTGCCAAGGCCAACGGTTACGTTTGTGCCGACCGCCGCGTCTGCCGTAACCGAGGTTACAACAGCAAACTCCTGAGTCGTGACAACTGTACTGTTGTTGGGACCAACGCGCGTTTCCGATACGCTGCGACCGTAAACATCGCGTCCAGCAATCGTAAAATTGATCGCAGACAAATTGCCTGTTGACGTAAGCGAAACGACACGACCGAAGCCGCCAGGCACGATCGCTCGCGCCCAAGACGTGCCAGCCGTCATACCGTCAAGGTATGTTCCGTTAATTGTCAGCGCCCCGGCCGCACCAGTTGTCTGCGCAGCGCAGATGGCCGCACTACCTGACACCACGAATGTATAGGTTGCCGGGATAGCCATAGCCTACTCCGCCGCTTGCTGTTGGTCGCGCGCGGCGGCAGCCTGCTCGGCAAGCCAGTCGCCGTACTTGCCCGTGAAGGTCTTGCCGCCGACGTGATCCAACGCGCTGAAAGGGTCCACATACACCTTGCCGCCAAGCGCACGCCAGCGCCGGCAGAACGTGTAGTCCTCCGAATACTCGCGGTAGTCCTCGATCGTGTTCTCGAACAGGTTGACGAACCACTTGCCCGTCACCTGGCAGAAGTACCGGCGGTCCTGATACGAGTCCCACATCTTCTGCGCCGCGGCGCGCGAGATGAGCATGAATCCCGAACCGACCTCGGCTGCTTCCAAAAGGTTGGTATCCGGGCAAGCCTTGGCCGGCGGCCCGTCGAGGTTGACGCAGAACGTCACCGGCTCTTGCTTGCGCGGGCCGGCCACGGCTACCACGTCCTTGCCCGACGCCATGAGGCGCAAAAGCGCGTCCGGCTTCCAGCCCATGTCCGCGTCGATGAACACGAGCCAGTCGGTGTCGGAGCGCAGGAAACGCTCGATGATCTGGTTGCGCGCGCGATGCACGAGCGACTGGTTGGGGATCGTGAAGAACTCGTAGCCCACGCCGTACTCGATCAGCACGGGTACCGTGCTCATCATCGAGTGCATGTACGCCTCGGTGAACTGGCCGCCGTAGCAAGGCGTGCCGATGGACAGTTTCTTGCCCGCCAGAGTGACCGGCCGGTTGCGACCGGCTCCCATGAGCGGAGCCAGCGCCGTCACGGCGCGCTGCCGCTCGAAAGTCTCCCACGCCTGATACCGGCGCGCGTCGTCCTGCTGCCGGGCGAAATTGGCCTCATACGTCGCGTCCATCGGCTTGCCCGCCTTGAGCGGGTGCCGGTGCTCCACGAGCACGCTCATGTCCACGAACCACAAGCCGGAGTCGCGGCCAAGCCGTTCCCACACGTTGTCGATG